GCCGGGGCCTGCGGGTCCTTGCGGGCCGGTGGCGCCGGTAGCTCCGGGCGCACCGTCTGCCCCGGCTGGGCCTTGCGGGCCTGCGGGTCCTTGCGGGCCGGTGGCGCCGGTGGCTCCGGGCGCACCGTCTGCCCCGGCTGGGCCTTGCGGGCCTGCGGGTCCGGTGTCGCCTTGATCCCCTTTTTCCCCTTGGTACCCAGTCGGACCCCTCAGCCCGAGATGCACCTGCGCAACCTGCACTTGCAGGGGAGTCGCCGGTGTCGCGTCAACGGGCTGGCCCGAGGCTGTGACGGTCCAGATCACCTGTACCGGGACGGCGAGAGCGGTCATCTCGACACCTCCACCACAAGGTTGGCCTTCTGCTCGTAGCGCGTGCGCGGAGCGTCTCCCGGCGCGAGGTAGGCGAGGCGCACCTCGTGGTCCCCGACCGGCCAGGCGGTGGTCTCCGTCACAGTGAAGGTGCAGACCCAGGGGCTCAGGCTCGAAACCCAGACGCCCGGAATCGTCAGGCGGGAGGCCCGGCCCACCAGAACCAGCTCAACGCCCCAGTCGGCGGTGTCCACCGGCTCCAGCGTCGGGTCTGAGATCGGGCAAGTCTCGCTCTCGAGCATCAAGCCGAAGGCGCTGCCCGCGATGTGCGGGATGCTGGGGGTTGTATAGGTCGTGGTCACTGGGTGGCCCCTGATGTGTTGCCGGTGGTGGTGGTGGTGTTCGTGGTGTCGGTGGCGTCGGCGGTCGCGCCGCGTGCGAAGAACTCGGCGGTGATGTCGCGCCCGTAAGCGGCGATCACGGCCTCGGCGCGCGCCGGCGTGAATTGCCAGGTGTCGAGAAACCCCGCGCAGGCCATCACGATCTCGGTGCAGAACCAGCGAGAAACCGCGTGCGAAACGCGCAGCACAGCGCTGGCCACCGCGCCCAACAGGTCGTATCGCTTGCCGTCTTGCCGTGCCAACAGATCGCGGGCCAAGGCCGGGTCGAACAGCGCTCCTTGCCGCTCGCACCAGTAAACGCGCCAATGAGCCGGGTTGAGGTGCACCGACTTCTTGACCCGCACGCCGTTCTTGCCGGTGACCGGGTGTTCCCGGCGCAGGGTGGCGCTGCCGATGTCGGCGGAGCCGTCGGCGTTCAGCCCGACGATCTGCTCGCAATGCGTCGTGTCGGCAAACATAGCGCCCTTCTGAGCCCAGCGGATGATCGCCACGCCCAGCCGCGCGGCCAGGCCGTCGCCCGCGTGGTCGCCGATGTAGAAGGCAATGATCTGGCCGTGTTCGAGGTTCATGGGTAGGGGGTTTTCTGGACCTTTGGGTCGGGTCGGTCGGATCAGCCGAAGAACGCCGCCGCCCGGGCCTGCGCACTCTCCGCGCCATAGAACGGCGTGAAGATGTCCAGGAACTCCGCCAGCGCCGTGGCTTTTGCTTCGCTCAGGATCGTCTCGAACCCGGCCGCGTCGGTGCAGGCAGCGATCCGGTCCAGCGTGTGCCGCTCGATGCCGTCCACCGCAGCGCCGACCGATGCGAACACCAGGCTGTTGCCGATCACCTTGTCCGCGAGCTGCTCAACCGTCTCGCCCATCCCGCGAAGCCGCGCCTCGCGGCCCAGCGTTGAGGTGTCGAAAGCGGTGGCAGTACCGGCTTTGACCGCCTGCGCCGAGGCCAACTGGATCGACCAGCGGGCGGACTGGAGGTAGTGTTTGCTCGAGGCGATGCGCTCGCGGATCGTGTTGGCGAAGGCTGTGGTGCGGTTTTCGCAGTACCTGCGCCAATCGCTTATGGACCACGGTGGTACATCCATCAATACAGGCAGCCCTTGGGCATCGGCAGCCAGACGCCTGCCTTGCGATGTTCCGGCCATGATCTCTTGGTAGAGGTCCGGCGCGATCGCTTTGACATCGGCAGGCATCGTGCTGTGCACCCCGGAGAGGTAAAAGCCTAAAGTTGAGGCGGAAAAGTAGTGCATGACGGTCTCCATTGGGTCAAATGCCAAACGCGATCCAGTTGATGTTCAACCAGTCGCTCTCCGAAGGTGCTCCGTAGATGCGTAGCGCCAGCCCTTCGATGGCGGTGGTCGTCCACCCTGAGACGGAGATGTTGTGCTCTACGGGGTCGTTGACCACATCAACGTGCGGTATGCCGCCATACCCGCTTGTTGCAATGGCACAGAAAGTAGCGGATGGAAATGCGATGGGTAATGTGGCCGACCAAGAAACGGTCTGCCCGATACCAGTGGGCGCCCCCGAACGTGTGATGTTGCCCCATTGGATGATGAGGCCGTTGGGCAGGCGCCCCCAGCCGTTCGGGGTGAGAGCTCCAGTGCCAGGACCGGACATCCTCGCGTCCAGCTCGCTCTCGCTGTACCCCCAGCGCTCCCACTTCGTCGCGTCGCTCCCCGGCGCCACCGCGTTGTCCAACACCGCCCGCCAGCTCACGCCCAGGTGCATCACACACGCGCCCGCCGGGTAGCCGTAGGCGGCCGCGAGGTCCGAGTTCCAGGGCGTGACGTTGCGCAGCCGCTGGTACAGCGAGTTGTTCGCCAGTTGCTTGATCGGAAGCACTTCCAGGCTGTCTGGGCCGCCGTCCAGTACGTCGCCGTCCGCCCACTGATAGATCGTGGGCACCCAGTTGTTCACGAGGGAAATGTTCGCCATTTAGATCGTTCCTCTTACTTTCCCCTGGCCGCGAAGGTGGCCAAGGCCGCGCAGCAGCGGTGTGGTGGGTTGCGCAAACTCGACGAGCCAGCAGCAATTGCGCTTCACCCGGTCGAGAGCGAGTTTCAGAATCTCGAACTGCCGGTCCGACACCGGGTTTGTCAAGATGATTGAGAAGGTCGCCCAGGCGTTCGAGTTCGTGCGAAGCCGGGAGCCGTCGCGCAGCAACCCATCGCCCCGGCGCGGAACGCCCGGGCTCTCGATCACCTGAGCGTTCGGGTGGCCGAGCATTTCCAGCATCAGCTTGATCCCCGCGACCGTTCCGCGCAGTTGATTGATGCGCCGAGCGTTCTTCACCATCTGGCGCTGGTAGCTCTCTGGCCAGCCCGTATCGAAAAAGTCCAGCCGGAACGCCCAGGCCAACAGCGGCAACCAGCTCGCCGGGCAGGCCTCCGCGTCCCACAGCATCGGGACCTGGCGCAGCAGCCCGGTCGTTCCCGCAACATCCGGGCGCGTCCCGCGCAGCCGATCCGCTTCGAGCCGGTCCAGCGAGATCTCCAGCGGCGTGCTGTTGCCCGGCAGCGTGGTGCCCGAGTCGGGGTTGTAGTTGAGGAGTCGGGTCATGTAGCTGGACCCATCCACTCGACGTTCACCCAGGTGCATCGGGCTACCGCCGTCGTGTCGCAGATGACATCAGCCACCGGTTGCACCACCTCGACCCGCTGCACCCCGGCGACGTGCGCCGCGCTGGCGATCGCGCTGCGGTTCGCGTCCATCCCGACCGCGTAGAGCGAGCCGACCAGCGCCTCAAGCTGCGCCGTCGCCTCGGCGGTCTTGGCCGCCGCGTCGGCGCCGGGGTAGGTGTAGATGCGGACGTGCGCCGCGTACAGCACCACGCTGGCCGCCTGCACGATCACCCGCTCGCACAGCGGGCGAACCTCCAGATCATTCAGCCGCGCTTCAACCGCTGCCAGCGCCTCGGGCAGCGGCTCCCCGCTCTCGGCCCGGCCCAGAACCGCCACGATGCTCGTCCCCGGCCAGGGCGACGACACGCCCGCGTCGAGAACATCGGCGTGCGCCGACAGCGTGTGGAACAGGTAAGCGTCGCGCGGCCCGGCGGTCGAATAGCTCGCGGGCTTGAGCTGCAGGCGGCGGCGGTAGGCCGCGTCCGTCTCCAGCACCTCGGGGTTGAGTCCGGCGGCGGGCGCGATCACCAGCCGGGCCTCTTGGTAATACGTCAGGCCGATGTGGTCCAGATCGGCGCCCAGCGCAAACGCCAGCGTCAGCGCCAGCGCTTCCTCGTTGTACCGCTCGCGCAGCATCAGCTCGCGGTACCCCGACGCCTCAATCAGCTTCGTCAACGGCTCAGATTCCAGCGCCAAGACGGGCGCCAGCTCCGGTTGCAGCTCGATCAGCCGGGCCTTGCGCGCCGCGATGATCGCTTCAACGTCCAGCGCCTCAACGATGGCAGGTCGCGGCAGCGCGGCCAGCGTCACATCCGCAAAGGCTTCCCCGCTCATACCGGCACCTCCAGCGTGATCGCGCCGTCGTGCACCTGCAGGTCCACGGCAAACACGTGGCGGCCCTGAGTGCCGGTGTTGTCGGTGTCTTTCAGCAGCTCGATGCGCGCCAGCTTCAGCCGAGGTTCCCAGCGCATCAGCGCCAGCGCGGCCGCGCCGTACATCCGGGTGCGGTGAACCGCCGTCATCGGCATATCGATGTAGTCCGGGACCCGGCTGCCGTACTCGCGGCGCTCGACCCGCGAGCCGATCCGCGTCGTGAGGATGTCGCCGATGCTCTGCCCCAGGTGCGCCGTGCCCGACACCGCGCGGCCCGTCTCGCGGTCCATGCCCACGAAATCGGCCAAACCGGCCCGGATGCTGGTGGTCGTCGTCGTGGTGCTCATGGCGGCATGGGCGGAGTGACCGGCGTGCTCGGTACCGGCACGATGATCAGGTGGACGTGCGTCTTGTCGATGGCGGTGCCGTCGTGCGTGACCGATCCGCCTTCCTTGACCAGGTTGCCGCCGGTCACGGTCACGTTTCCGTCCAGCGTGATCTCCTGCGCCTTGATGTAGACGGGTACCGCCGAGTCAATCCGCAGCTCTTCGCCGTCTTTTCGGATCTCGGTCCCGTCCTCGAACAGGATCAGGTCCACCGCCGGGTCAGTCTCGGGCTGGGGGATCGCTTCGGTGTTGTAGAGCGCGACGATCACGCCCTGCCGAGAGTCGCCCGAGGGGCAGGCCACCAGGACCTGAGTCCCGACGCGACAAGGCCGCCAGCGCCGGAAGTTTTCCCCGATCTCGTCGGGCAGGGGGAGAAAGTCGGTGATCAGCTCCGCGCCGAGCTGCACCCGCGCGCGGGGCGGAACGGTCTCGTAATCGATCTCGTAGAGCTTGCCCATACCGACGAGCATGTTCAGCGCCCGCTCCAGATCGGCGGTGTTGAAGTCGTTGGCGGGGGACTTTGCGGGCATGGCCGCCATGGTCCCAGCCCTCGCGCGAGAGTGCCAGCGGGCAGGGTTGGCAATTCGGTGTTTGCCAACCCTTCGGGGTCAACCCCCGGCGCGGTTCGCCTGCATGCGGCCCCGGCGGCGCAGATCGTCGGCGTAGGCGTGGGCGCGGTCCGTCAGCATGTTGGCCGACGCGGCCGCCAGCGAGCGCAGCGCGGCGCAGTCGTTCGCGCTCAGAAACGGCGCCACCGGCTGGTCCAGCTCGGTGCCGTCGCTCAGCGTGACCGACTCGGGCGAGAAATCGGCGTCCACCTCGATCCGCTCGACGATGCGCAGCACCAGCGCCACGCCGGTGCACACGTTGATCGTGTCGTTCACCAGAGCGCGGGTGAGCGGGTCCACCTGGGGCAAGTCGTCGATCCAATCGAACGCCTTGAACGGCTCGGTGTGGGCCGGAATCGCGTCCGGGTCGTCTTGCTGGGGGGCCGGGTTCAGCGGCTGGGCGCTGGGGCGCAGGGTGGTGGGGGTTGGGGTTGCGCCGCTGGTGGTTTGGGCGCGGGTTGCTTTGGACATGGCTCTACTCCGGTACGAGGTTTCAAAGCCTGCCGGCGCGTTTTTGCGCGCGCCAGCAGGCGGCCGGGAGGTCAAAACTCGGGTACAGCCGAGCGGACTTCTTCCCCCTTGCGGGGTGTTGTATCCGTCACCCTCCCGGCCATAACTCGATGAGCAATGTCCGGACGTGAAAAAACCGCGTGCTGTCGGGTGCGGTCTTCCGCTGTACCTTGGAGTTTTTGATCTCCATCCCTTTCGGGACACCACGACTGTAACGCAGACCATTGTAAGCATGATTGTATTATCCAACAATAATACTTACAATTCCCCGGCGCAGACCGCGCTGAAAGGACCCCAACGCCATGACCCACCCCGAAAAGCCTCCCAAGTCGCCGCTGCTGCCGGTGAATTTCCGCTTCCCGAAGGAGCTTCGCGACCAACTGCAACAGGCCGCCCAAGCCAACCAACGCAGCATGTCCGGCGAAATCATCTACCGCCTGCGCCGCAGCCTCAACCAACAGGAGACCAGCCATGTCTAAGCCCACCCAGACCGAGATCCACACCAGCGCACCCCCGGCGCTCGCCTTCGCCATGGACGGGCACCAGTTGCGCGTCGTGATGCGCGACGATGAACCCTGGTTCGTCGCTTCCGATGTGGCCGAAGCACTCGGGTACCGGAACGCTCCCGACGCTGTCCGCAACCTTGGGGACCACCAGAAGGGTTCTACGCAGATTGTGCGTAGAACCTCCGGCGGAAATCCGAACGTCACGATCATCAGCGAGTCAGGCCTGTACAGGCTGGTTCTCAGCTCCCGAAAGAAAGAGGCCGAGAAGTTCTCGGAGTGGGTGACCGGCGAAGTCCTTCCATCGATCCGGCGCACCGGCAGCTACTCGGTCAAGCACCAGAGCCAGCGCGAGCGCCAGATCGGTCGGTGCCAGGCGCTGCTGCGAGACATCGAGCGAAGCAACAGCAAGTTCTGCCGGGATGGCCTGATCTCGCTGGCCGGCGCGGCCTTCGCTGACGTCGGGTTGACCTTGCCCGACTTGAAGGGTTTGCGTCCGCTGCAGATGCCGTTGCCTGCGTAAGGTGTCCCCGATCCGGGGACGCCGACAAAGGGGCATGCAACTTGCAGCCCCCTTTGCCCCCACCAAAAAGCCCGGTTCGCCCGGGCTTTTTTGCTTACAAAACAATCTCGCAATCGTCCGACATGGGCGTCTTGGCCACGTCGCCCTTGCCCTTGCACTCCATGGTGATGGTGCTGCCCTTCTTGAGCTT